TTCTTAGAAATGATGTTGCAAGACGCAGAGAGTTATGTGCGTGTGCAGAACATTTACAATCCAGAAAACTTTGATCGCAGTCTTAGACCAGCGGCCGAGTTCATTGCCACGCACAGCAATGATCATAAAACCCTGCCTTCTGCGGAACAGATCTCTGCCACAACAGGAGTTCGGCTACAACACATTCCTGATCTTAATGCAGGACACTTTGATTGGTTCATGGAAGAGTTTGAAGCATTTACTCGACGCCAAGAACTAGAACGTGCCATCCTAAAGAGTGCAGACTTGCTGGAAAAAGGTGAGTATGATCCGGTAGAAAAACTGATCAAGGATGCGGTGCAGATCAGCTTGACCAAGGACATGGGCACAGACTATTGGGCCGATCCAAGAGCCCGAATAGACAAGTATTTTAATTCGGGCGGACAAGTTTCGACCGGTTGGCCACAAATGGATCGTATCTTGTATGGTGGATTCAGTCGCGGAGAACTCAACATCTTTGCAGGTGGATCAGGATCAGGCAAGAGTCTGGTCATGATGAACATAGCATTGAGTTGGCTACAGGCCGGACTGAGTGGGGTATATATCAGTCTAGAACTCAGTGAAGAACTGTGTGCGTTAAGAACTGACGCCATGTTGGCTGGAATGAGCACAAAAGAAATACGCAAGGACATTGACCAAACAGAACTTAAAGTTAAATTGGTCAGTAAGAAAGCTGGACAATACAGGATCAAGGCTATACCAGCACAGAGCACGATCAATGACATCCGCAGTTATATCAAAGAAGTACAGGTACAGACTGGTATACGGGTAGACTTTGTGATGTGTGATTACTTGGATTTATTGATGCCGGTCTCGGCCAAGGTCAGTCCAAATGATCTGTTTGTCAAAGACAAGTATGTGAGTGAAGAACTGCGAAACTTGGCCAAGGAACTCAATGTGTTGTTCGTAACAGCATCGCAGTTGAATCGTAGTGCGGTGGAAGAAGTTGAGTTTGATCATAGCCATATTTCAGGTGGTATAAGCAAGATCAATACTGCGGACAATGTGTTTGGTATTTTTACAAGCAGGGCCATGAAAGAACGTGGCAAATATCAAATACAATGCATGAAGAGTCGATCCAGTACAGGTGTGGGCATGAAGATTGACCTGGACTACAACATCGAAACCATGCGTATCACAGATCCGGGTGAGGATGAATCTGCCAGCGGAGGATTTAAAAAGCCCAATATATACGAAAGCATCAAGGCACAAAGCAGAGTCACTCCAACAGAAACTGTGGATCAGACTACCGGTGAAATTAGCAAGATCACGGCTGATGTGCAAAATGCCAAACTAAAACAGTTACTAGGACAGATTAAAACTGGTTGATTCAGGACCAATTAGTTTAAAAACCCACTAAATAATACAAAGGTCCTGGCTAATATGCAAAAGAAAACCCGTAGCATTCTAGAAGAACTAGAAACACTATACGCCGAGCGTGATCAGCGCCATGTGATTGAAAATCGTGCCGCAAACATCATTGCCAGCGCCATACGCCTGCTTGAGCAGATAGATTCGAGTTACACAGCCGACCAGGCTGAAAATCTACAGCGTAAGTTGATCAATGCTATCAAACTAAGAGATCCTGCCAAGTTTACAAGAACAGTGAGACGTACTGATGCAAATTCATGAGCTAACACAGCCTAAAAAAACCCGACTAGATGAAATAGAAGTGTTTGGGCAAGATGGACTGGCGGCAAAATTAGGAGATGTGTGGAAAACTCGGGGCAAAAGCCTTATCAGTCGCGACGCAGAAATAGCCGCTGAAAAAGAACGTCGTGCTGCCCAGGCTAACACATATGCCGGTCAACTACAAGCACAACAAGCACAAGCAAAATCAATCACACTAGATCAAGCTCTGGCAAAACTCAAAGCAGATCCATCTGCCACTCAGTGGATTAATACTACAGTTGCCAAGTGGACGCCAGCCGCAGACAAAAAAGCCGCAGACAAAAAAGCCAAGATTGCTCCTGCCAGTATTGACGAGGCTGTCACGCTTGATCCAAAGGATCCTGCTCAAGCAGCAATATTGGCCAAGATGGGCGATCCTAGATTTCAGCCACCTCCACCTCCGGTTGCACCTGATCCAAAGCAGGAATTGCGTACAGACATAAAGTCCTGGATTAACAGCCAACTAAAAACAACAAGTCTGGAGGCTATTGTAAAAGCTGAAAATTCAGGTATTGACGGATTGGCAGGTGTCAGCCAACGGATTAAAAAAGAATTGGATGATATGGTCCAAGCCGGAAATGAAACTGCCCAGCAAACAGCTCTAAAAAATATTCTGGTCTTGGCTACAGCAGCCAATCATGTTATTGTGGCACAGGGACAATCCAATACTACACCAGATCCTGCTAGTAATCAACAGTTGATGGGCCGACAACCACGGGTTGAAACTGGCCTTGATGACAGTCAAATAAAAGTGTTACGCCAGGCAGCAGATGTTGCAGGCGGTCCTCCGCCAAAAGACACTGGTAATGCTTTTTTTAATAGCCTTATAGCTCAGATCCGAGGACTCGGATGAATATTTTTGAAGGTGGTAATGTATTCAAAGATGCCGACGGTCGTGCGCTCACCCAACGTATCAATCAGGCCGATGTCAAACCTACCTTGGCCTGGCTAGAACAACTGGTTCCTGGACTAGATCTACTGAACAACACCTTGGGCAGTACTGGTATCAAAGATACATCAGGTGATCTAGACATTGCCGTGGATGCCAACCAAGTAACCAAAGAACAACTGCAACAAAGACTGGAACAATGGGCCATCAGCCACGGCTTCAAGCCGCAGGAATGGGTCAGAAAGTCGGGCACAGCAGTGCATTTTAAAACACCCATCACAGGAAGACCTGATCGCGGTTATGTGCAAACTGATTTTATGTTGATGAACAACGTGCCATGGTCAAAGTTTGTGCTGGGAGCTATGCCTGTAGACAGCCAGTTCAAAGGCCGTGAGCGCAATGTGCTCATGAACAGCCTGGCCAAAAGCATGGGCTATAAACTAAATCAAGTGGCTGGTATTGCTGATAGAGCCACAAACAAGTTAATCACTGATGATCCAGATCGAGTGGCCAAATTACTCCTAAACAAAACTGCCACCCGTGCAGACTTGGCCAGTGTAGAAAGCATACTACAAGCACTTAGCAAAGATCCTCAACGTGATACCAAGTTAGCTGACTTTAGAGCACACATGGAACGTGAAGGCATTCCTTTTATGGAAAGCACAGTAATCAATCCTTATCAAGCATACAACGAAGTAAACTTCTTGGCCAGACTGCGAGATCGTATAGTCAATCAAGGCATGCAGGTCATAGTAGAAGCTGAAGTACAAGGTGGTAGAGCCAAGGGTATTGAACACCTGGAAGATTATGTGTTCCGTAATGGTAGTGCAGGTATTAAAAAGGCCATGGACATAGTAAAGAACACAGCAGAAAACACTGGTGCCACTACCACCGTCAAGTGGGATGGCAAACCAGCCTTGGTGTTTGGACGTGATGACGCAGGAATTTTTGTCTTAACTGATGTGTCAGGTTTTGGTGCCAAAGGTTACAATGGCCTGTTCACCAGTCCACGGCAGGCAATCAATTTATTGGCACAGCGCGATCAAGATGCAGCCGCCAAGGGCAAACCAGCCGGACGGGTTAAGTATCTTGGTCCTATATATGAAACACTTTGGCCCATGTTGAGCGCTGCTTTGCCCAAGACATTCCGTGGCTATGTACAAGGTGATTTATTATACACCGACCGGCCTCCTGAGGATGCTGGCAATTTTGTGTTTACTCCCAATGCTATTACCTACAGGATTCCCATTGCCAGTGATATTGGCCAACGCATAGCTAACAGCGAAGTTGGCATTGCCATGCATACTAGGTATGCTGAACCAGGTGCACCAAAAGAACCAATCGGTAACATTGATTTTAAACGTGTTCCGGGACTGTTGTTACTAGAACCTGTGTATGCCAAAGAAAATGTACGACCTAATAG